TTTAGTCCGAGTGCTTCCATCTCGTGATATCTGAGCGCATCAATAGCGTGATTGTAGTGGTCGATAGGTCTTCTCATACGTTGACCTTGCTTATCTACATCCCAACAATATGAGCGAAGTTCTTTGATGAGGTTCGTGCTTTGCTTGGTTACTAAGTAATCTTGCCTTTGCATTACGTCAATCCCGTAATTTATTGAGTCAGCACCTTTAGTCACTCCTTTAATCGTCTTGCCTTGACGTCTGATTTCTTCGATTGATTTCGGTTCTGAGCTATCTGCGTAAATTACTACGCTTGACGGAAGTATCTTAGCGATGTCCGAGTTCACCATACCTGTGCGGTAAACAAGTTCGTTTATTATTCGTGTTCCGTTATAGTTGTAAATCTCAATTGCTGCAGTAGGGTCATTCGTGTATCCAAAGTCAAGCCCGATGCCTATTAGCTTAGCTTCTTTGGGTATTGTATCAATCTCTTTCCAATTGTTGAAGACAACTCCTTCAAGACTACCTACCTCGCCAAGACCATACACCCTCCACCAATTTGCCCAATAAGAACTCGTAGCTGCTTTGTCACGATTCTTTTCAATTTGTGTGACAATACTTTCGTCTAAAGCCTCGTTGTCTTTGTACGTTAGAATGATGAAGTCCGTGTCAGGTTCGTCTTTTAGTTCCTTATGTACCCAAAACTCATTTGCAGGGTTAAAGTCTAAAAACACCTCACGCTTTGTACGGATGGCAAGTTCATTGTAAGCCTCGAATGTTACGTTGTTACACTCGTTGATGTATAAGATATCACGTCTCGCACCCCTGAGCTTGGAAGCATCGTCAGCAGAGAAGAATTCTATTGATGAGCCGTTAGCAAAATCGTATCTAAGCAAAGTCTTGTTAAACCTGTCGTCAAAGTAGCGATTCGTCCAACGCATTATCTTAAGGAAGTCTTTAAGCGCACCTCTTCTCAAGTGAGGTATCGTCTCAGCCACTACGGAGACTTCTAAGCCCTTTTCTTTAGCGCATTTGTCAATCAGTATCGGAAGGATGCCAAACGTCTTCCCTGCGGAAGTTCCGCCCTGAATTATCTTTATCCGTTTTTTTAAGGATAATATCTTATTGATTGAGGTAGTTCGTTTGAACATCTGCGTCTATTGCTTTGGTTTCTTCAGGAAATAACGGCATCTCCATTGTGACAGTCGTTTCAGTCTTCTCAGTTAGTCCGTTTAAACGTGCGGTTAAGTTAGCATTGTACTGACCTACTAAGCCTCCGTTGATTTGGTCTGAGCGGATTTCTCGCTTTATATATGTAGAGATATCGCAAAATTCTTGGTAAGCCTGATTTTTATTCACCAAATAATGCTCAACCCAAATGTCGTGTTTGTTGTAACAATAGACCTCAAAGCCTTCCATTGACAAGGGTACTTCAAGTGGCTCTGCTACCATTTCTCCGCTTCTTTGGTTAAGTGTATACTTGTAACGGGGATTGTCTTTTACCCACGTCTTGTATTCTCTGAATAGGTTTAGGAGTGTATCAGGACTGTCTATCTTTCTTGGTCTTCCTACTTTTGCCATTGGTGTCCGTGTTTGTTTAGGCTTGTACGTCATTCTTGTACTCCGTGTAAACGATGTTCACTTGGTTGATGATTTCTTTCAAGCAGGTAGCACAGTTTGTAGGCTCTTGGTTCTTTTTAAAGATTCGGTTGAAGATTTTTAGGATTGCATCTTGCTCACTTGGCTTGATAGCATTCTTACTTAATACCTGAGATTCGTCAAGGTAGTTGAATTCGTCTTCCGTTAGGCATTCAGGTTTGCGGTAAGGAAGTAACTCGTTGAGTCTTTTCTTGCGCTCTTCGCATCCGCAGTCTTCTCCTAATACAAACTTTGCTACTTTAGCAATTCCTGTGGCTTCTAATACGTTTGCTACTGTATCTCCTAAGCCTTCTGCTTTCTTTCTTGGTGTTCGTGTTTTTGCCATAATGTTATATTAAATCAAAATCTTGGTTTATGTAATCTTGGTAGTCTTCTCCTACGCTTTCTCTAAGCCTTTGCTTGCAGTTCTTTAACGTATTGTAAATTGACGTCAGACTGATGCCTGAATCGTTTGCTATGTTTCTCATTGATGCGTTTCCTTCCTTGTAGACTTTAAACAACATTGAGTCATACCAAGACCAACTCTCCATTTCTAAATGTATCTTGTGGTCTAATGTGTTTAGAGCTTCGTGTTTTTCTAAGTCAGTTTCTTCGTAGCTTTCTTTGACCTCATCAAGTGACACAAAGTTTTGTGAGTTTGCTCTCAGGTAATCAACGTGAACTGCTCGGATAGTTAGCCACATATAAAACTTATTTAAGCTGCCGTCATCCTTTACAATGCCGTCCACATAGTTTAGACGTATTATACGCAAGTATGTTTCCTGCACCATATCTTCAGACAGGTCACCAATGCCCATTTTGTTAGCCATCAGCAACCATTCGTTGTGGTTTTGTCCGAGTATTAGCAGTTTATCCATTGGTTAAATTCTAAACAAATATAAGACTAAATTTTAATCACGCAAGAAAATTAAAAAAGCCACCTGTTAAAGTGGCTCTAAGTTGTTTAAGTAAATCTCTCGTGTGACGTAGTTATCTATCTTGTGTAAGGTTGATAAGGTTACGTCTTTGCATTGTAGGAAGTTGTTTAACTGAAACTGATGCATCTTTAATCCTTTGGCTTTTATCTCTTGGACTATTTGGTTTCGTGTTTTTACAAGCAATATCCTATTCAGTTGCTTTCGGAGTGTGTCATCGTCAATGTACATCAGAACGGCAATGAATCATCTTGTTCATCACTTACAGGTCTACGCTCTTCAGTCGGAGCTACATACGGCTCAGAGAATGAAGCTGAGAAATAACTACCTGCTTTGCCTTGCTTTACCCACAAAGCTACTTCCATCTCTTTTCCGTTTACGTTTACTTTCCCTTTGTAGTCAGGATGATTGTCAGCTTTCTTGTTCGTGTTTTTGAAGATAGCTCCTGTGTTTGTTTTGTTTTCCATTATAAATTATAGATTAAATTGATTACTAAAATAATTGATACGATTGTTATCAGTATCATTGTGCTGATTGCTGCGCAGTATTCATTGCGCTCGTTTTGGTTGTGGCTCATTCTTCTTCGTTTACGATTTCTAATTCACCATCAAATGTGTAGCCCATTAGCTTGAGCAATTTATCGAGGTGATAAACCAAATCATCGAGCGTTACATCTTCGTGTTCGAACTCATAGCTCGCCTTGTGTCCGTAGTGTGTAATTTCTATCTTCATCTTATTCTGATTTAAAGGTTGTTTTATGAAAGTCATCATAGGAATCCCATTTGTCTTTTAATTGGGCATCTATTGCATTATTCCAAGTGATTTCCATCTGCTCCTTCTCCATTTCTTTGGCTTTGGCAAACCACACATTAATGTTTTCAACCATTTCTTCTGCTGAAGATGTTGCCATTTTTATTTGTAACCATTCTAATGCTGTCATCTTATTCTGATTTAAGTTTATATACCCAAATAGTGTCTACTTTTTTACCATTAACTTCCAAGCGAAAGTCGGGTTGTATTTTTGTTTTGCTTTCAATTGTATTTGTACTATTGAATATCAATGTTGTTCCAAGAACTACACTGACCGCTAAGCAAATTAATGATATAATAATTAAAGTCATTATTGCCTTTCCTATATTTTCTCCCATCTTATTCTGATTTATTTAGTTCGTGTTTATTTACAATTACATTCGTGCATTGAATTACTGCCATAGCAAGCGCATTCTTTTGGTTCGTAACTATCCATATTCATAAGCTCAATGATGCTATCTTTTTGCTTTTGCTTAATTGCGGCTCGGTATCCGTCTGAAAAGCCTTTGACGTAATGCAGCTCAATCTCCTTTTTAATGCGGCTCAAATAAAGCGTAGCATCCATCAATTCCTCAAGCAAATGGTTTATCCATTGGTCAAGCGTTAGGTCTTCTCGGTCTAATGTAGTTCCGTATTTCTTTAGTCCTGTTGCTGAGCGTTCTGCATACTTCGCCATTACGCTTAAAACTACTTGGTCTGTTACTTCTTGGTTCATAGCATTTGAATTAGTGCGTTATAATACTCACGAGCAAGTTCAATCTTCTCTTTTATCTGCTCAATTACCTGTTCGTCTTTTTGTACATAGAAAACTTTGACTCTTCGGTTCTTAGGAATGTGTGAAAACTGATGCTTACTCTCTACCTCTTCACGCAAATCCATATCCTCGTCAATCTTGTGTAGCTTCCAATGCGCACGTCTGATTTCATCCTCTACCATTTCGATAGGAGTATCTACAAGGCAGTAACAAAGCATTGATTGAGTCTTTCCTGTGAGCCACATATAGCCTTGAAGTTGGTAGTAGTAATCCTTTGTAGGGATTTCAGTATCAAAAAACGGAAAGGTAGTAGCATCCCAAGAGGATTTAACGTCAAGCAATACATCCTCCGTGTTTACGTCAGGTGTTCCTGTGATAAAATCGTTCTCAAAAGACTCCTCATTCTTGTAGATAAATTTGACGTCTAAGACATCATTGACCAACGAGATAGACTCATCTTCAACTGCGTTGCCTTTGTCCGTGTAACGGCTTGAAAACTCCTTCTTGATGCCGTATTTATGCTCAAGAACTAACTCGTGAATGTATGTCTTTGCAGTTTGGCTTAGTAGTTCGCTTTTAGAGCGAGGTGTAGCCATCAGTTTCCCGATGGCAGAACACCTAATTTTGAGAGTCTTCATAGTGCGTTAAGCATATCGGTTTGACCTTCAGTTAATGCAAACGATGCTTCGAGCTTCTCACGAGTGTATTCGCCTTTGGCAATGGATTGTACTGCTGCTGCAAATCGCTTTTGGTCAATGGCAGGTTTTGCTTTCTCAGTTTTAACTTGCTCGCCTGATGCGTCCGTGTCTTTGTCGGTTACTAAACCAAGTGCAGAGCTAAGCGCATAACGTCTGAAATAAGTAACTCCTGAACCAAATGCTTGGAAGTCGTTCATACCTTTCAACTGAACGTAAGGGATAGCAACAAGGCTTTCGATGTTCTCTCCTGACTCAACGTGGAATACCATTGTAGCAATGTAGTTGACATCGTCTTTGGTGTGTAATGTCTGAGTGAATCCAAGTCCGTGTTTTTTTAGCAGCGGATTGATTACCTCAAATATTTTAGGCAAGTCAGCGTAAGAATAGCCGTAGCCTTGTGTTGCCTTGTGAATTACAGGCACTTCTTGTTGGAACGATGCCAACGATTTTAATAAATTCTTCATAGCGTTTTTGTTTTATTTTGTTTGTTTTATATACTCTTGATATTTTTTAATTGAAGCCTCTGCCATCATTATTTTTTTAGCAGAATTTTTATCAGGGTTTTCAATCATTCTTTGAATAGACCTTTTGTAAGTTTCGATTGTCTGCTGATAGTCTTTAATTAAATCTTCTTTTGTTATTACTTTACTTGAAAAATACATAGCGTTTTTAATTATTTTGTGCGTTACGGATGCGCACCCCCCGTTGTTTTACTTGTTATCTACTGAGCGATTGTGCAATGAAACTAAGCGACTGTACTCGTTTGCAGTATATCCACCGCAAAATTTATTTACATCACGTTGAGACATCATAAAATCAAGCTCTTGCTTTACTTCTTGAATTGTCATCTCTTTTACTAATTTGGTGTTCTGTGTTTTCATAGCGTTTTTTTAAGTGTTGTGTCATATTGACCTCACAAAGATAGATTATATTCTGATATAAACAATACCCAAGTAAAAAAAAATGCACTTTTTTTAAAAAAATATCTCTTTTAGCTCTGAATCCCTGTCGTAATAAGCCATTAACTCAATGTCATTTACTGAGTTTTCTCTTGGTTTACGTCCTCCGATGCGTAAATTGCCTGCAATTAACTCTACTTTTCCGTATATAATACCATCAAAGCAATCCCAAATTACTACAGGATTTGTCTTTTTGTCCACGAGCTTAACTAATTTGCGGCAGGCTATTGGTAATGGATATGCGTCAGATATGTTTTTGTTGCGTCCTTTTACCTCAGCAAATGCAATGAGTTGTCCGTCTTTATGCAATGAGAAGTCAACATCGTTTTCATCCAACTTGACATAACTCAATCCAAACTTATTGCAAAAGAACTGTATGCACTTAGTCTCTCGGTCTAAATCAGCTTTTGTTTCGAATCTCATTCGTCTTTCGTTTGTAGGTTTTTATTAATTCTTGTAACTCATCGTTTGTGTACTTCCGTGTTACGTTAGCACGTTGACTTAAAGCGTCTAATTTAGCCTCTCCGATGCGTTTTAAGAGACCTTCTCTGTAGTTCAATAGATTACCACTCAGAAAAGTATTACAATGCTCACATTGAAGATGGCAGTTGTCCTCATCAAATCGAACATTAGCGTGTCCACCTTGACTGTAGAAGTGACCGCAGTTTTGTTTTTTAGGTGGTTTACCGCAACTAATGCAGTTTAGTCCTTTATCACGTTCACGGATGTATCGGTTGAATACTACCTGAGCTTCTTTAAGCCAATCAGAATTCGTCTTTATGTCGTTTTTCATCTTGACTTTAGTCTGCTTCCACATCTTATCTTTGGCTTCAGCTACAAAAGCACGGACGCATTCGTCTTTTAAACAGTATTTATGATTGAAGCGGATAGGCTCAAACTTCTCCTTGCAATTCTTGCACCTCATACGTTAATTGTTTCCTGAATCCATTTACGGAAAGACTGCTGAAGTTCTATTTGGTCATTCCAAATCTGCTCGGCATTGGTTTCGTCTATTCGTAGGACGGCTCTATCTACCTTCTCAATCTCTTTCATTAGCATCGTTGCTTTGTTCTTTAGTCCTTGACGGAATACTCCGTTATCGTTGAGGTCTTCAATGAAGTCTGCTAATACAGGTAATACTGCGCATAATGCGACTAACTTTTGCTCTTTTTTCATAGTTGGTTTTCTATTTTGTTATACTTTATTTGTTGTTCTAATTCGTTTTTTTGTCGTTGCAGCTCAATGTTTCTATTAGCGAGAATCGTATTTTCTCTACTTATCGATACTGCGTGTTCATACAGGTTAGTCAGGAACGCTATCGCCTCTAATAACTCCTCCTCTGATTGCTCTGCGCCTTTGATGTAGTCAGTTGCATCAGGTCTTGTTTTTAGTATTTGTTCTCGTGCTGATTTTATTCTTTGCTGAATAGTCCAAAGATTAGCACTCGTTTTAATTTTTTGTAGTCCTAAGTCCATTAGAAAGGGTTTTGATTTGCTAAATTACGTAATTTGTCACTCGTTGATAATATGCCGTCTTGCGGTATTTTTACCTGATTCTCTTTTTTGTATGTTGTGCCTCTGTTTGCATAAACACGGTTGCCTTTGTAGTCAAGCATATAATATTGATAGCGGTCAACGTCCAAAAATAACTTATATACTCCGTTTTTTGATACCCCCTTTGGCTTGCTTTTAGCAACTTTAAGATGCACTTCGTTTTTCTCTGCTCCGCTTCCATCAGCATTAGGAAGTCCGTAAGGTGGTCTCCAAGGAATTAATACGCTTAGACCTTTCCTAAACCATACCTGACCGCCTGCAAAGTCTCGTGCCGTTGGAATAGGGAAGTATCTTAACTCAGTTCCTGCTATTGACATTGCCGTTATCATTGGTTGGTCTCTAACGTGATTAATAATGCAATTGTGTCTATTCGTTTTTCGTGCGTTTTTTCGTGCTTGTCCTAATATCCTACTCAAATACTTGTCTTCACGTCCTAAATCGCTTGCAATATACTCTTCAGTAAGCTCATTCCAAGGGTCAATTGTAGTTGTGTGAATGGTAATTTGCTCTTTGCGTTCAATTTCGTCTACCAAATCATAGAATTTAGTAATAGTCAAATCCTCATCAATCGGGTCTATAACGATAAAATGTTGGTTGATAAACATTTCAGCACTTATCTGTTCACCATTTGTCATTGAATTTTGCCCTTGAACGTATGGCTTACCGATGTACTTGTAACATAGCTCCGAAAATATCTCAGCACTACTTCCTGTTTCAGGAGAAAATACAACGTGATTCCATCCGTGTAAACACGAAAGGTTTATAAGTATTTCAAACCATAGCTCAGTTTTACCTGATGCAGGAGCTGCTCCTATGTAAGTTGTAGTTCCTTCTTTAATTGTAAGTGGAAGCATATCCCAATCCCAACCAATTGATTTACCTCTAACATCTTTTTCGTGTCTAATGCTAAACATTTCTGCATTCAAGTCTGTTAATTTCTTGTACATAGTCTATCCCTCCCAAATTTCTGATGGCAAATTATAAGATATTTCGTTGATGTAAGGAAGTGTATTTAGTAGAGTTGACTTCCAATTTGAAATAGGCTGCAATTTACCACTTCTATTTATACTCCAATCACTCTCTTTCCAACTTTCGTATTTTAGGCGCAAATCCTGCTGATTGATTTTAGGTTTCTTTTCTAAAGCGTAAGCTAAAAACTCAGAAAATTCAGGTATAGTATTCTTATTTTCTTTCTTATCATTCTTGTTTGGTGTCGTTTGCGTTTCACTTGCGTTTCGTTTGTGTTTCACTTGCGTTTCATCTGCGTTTCGCTCACCTTGATAAGTATCATATTTACAAATAGTTAGCCGTGTCGTTATGTGTTCCGATTTTAGTTCAATCATTGAATCACTTTCGAGCAACTTTAAAAAACGTCTCACCTTGCTTTTATCGCAATTCCAACGCTTTGCCAAAGTGTCTAAACTACACAATGTTTCACCACGTTTACACGTCAACACCGTACCTTTGATATTTACTTTTTGCTCTGAATGGTTAACTAATGTAAGCAAGTCAATCCAATTTCTAAATTTCCAAGCGTCTTTAAAAATCCAATGAGAAGTTATTTCTCTATCAATTCTAATCCAACCACTCATTTCTTTTTCATTTGATTTTGGACTAAATGTAATGCTCCTATTAAATCATACAACTGTTGTTCGTTGATATCCAATTCAATACAATCCTCACTTTGCCATATTGTAACCATACACAATTTCTCATTGATTTTCTCAACTTCAATACTTGTTTTTCTTGGTTCAATGTCAATAATATACCTCATAATAAAAAATTTTAAATAAAAAAACCCTCGCAAATCCGTAGGCTCTCACATCTACTTCATTACAAGGGTCAATAATTCCTTTTGGTTCTATGGTGTGAGAGCGAACCGTCTACAAATATAATTGATTACATCAAATTTTGTTCAGATTGTGGAAAATTACTCTTAATGTGTAAACCTATCTTTTCCCAATTTTCTCTGCTTGGTAGCTCTTTTGGAATTTGGTGGTCATATCTTCCTTCGTTTAACCAACGTCTGATTCTACGGAGCTTATCGTAATTTGTAGCTTTGGCTACATCTTCAAATATATTCCGTCTTTGTCTCGTAAACGTCACAGGCTCTGACATCAATTGTGAGCAGCTTTCAGTCATTTTTAGGTACAATCTATCGTCCTTTAACTCTTCGTGCTTTCTAATCGAATGTAAAACGGTTGAGTGGTCTCGATTAAATATCTTTCCTATCTCGCTTAAAGTTAGCTCCTGAGTTCGGTATAAAGCGTAACAAAGGTAATGCCTTCTAAAGACGTAGAATTGCTCTCTGCTGCGTCCGTTTAAGCCTTCTGAGTTAATGTATTCTTTTACTTGTTCTATGTTCATAGCGGTGTTACTTTAAATCGTCCGTCGTTGTATCTACCTGATTCGATTAAGTCCATCTTCTTCCAATAGGCTAAACTCTTCGAAGTGAATATCCACTCTTGGACTATTGCAAGTCCGACTTGGTATGTTAGTTTAAATCTCATAGCTCTGAGTATTTTATTTCGCAGATGCGGTTGTATAAATCGTAATTAAAGTTTGTCCAAAAATGCTCCATTTGTTGGCGGTTAAATAAACCACCCATCTTCGTCATACTCCTCGTACATTGTGCATTCGTAGCAGAACTCGTGAAAGATGTCACTTGCTCGGTATGTAAGTTCTGAGACAAGTTCGTCGATTTCTTTAATAGTTGGGTTGGTATGGAATTCGCTTGACTCCACTTGCCATTCGTCTGATTCTTCATCGTATAAGTATTTAAGATTAATTGTAGCTACTTTTTCGTCCGTGTTATTGTCGTAGCATTCTACTTCTATTGTTTGCTCGCTGATGTCCTGAGAGATGTCAGTAAACCAATATTTATTTTCCGTATTTTTCATTGTAGATTCTATTAGCGTATTTATTATAAGACTGAGGTAATTCGTGTTTTGCTTTCTGATACGTTTGGTAGTCAGTTGTGTGATGGTCTGCAACAGGTGGTGTTACCGTTGTAGTCAACCAAAACAAGAACACACCTCCTAATAACACCAAAGCTCCGTATCCAAAGAATGACTGCTCTTCTGAGTCTAACATTCTAAATTCTTTAATTAGCTTTTTCATTTTCTTCAATTTTATCTAATAAGTTACTAATTGCGTTCCATTGTGCAGCTGTGTACCTTGTGCCTCTATCATCAGCACCAAAGCGTTGGCGCATCTCTAAAAAGTCTTGATACAACTCAACCTCTTCATTACGGATGAGTTCTAAAATTTCGTCTTTTGTCATAGCGTTTAAATTAAAAAGTTTCTACAAAGATATAGACTTATTCGATATATAAACAAAAAAGTTTCAGTTTGAGTAAAAGTTTTTTACTTTCCTTTATTTCACAAGGCTTTCAGACGTAAAGTTTTTTCACATTTATTTTACTTGACTTACATTTTGACATAAAATAACGGGTAATTATTGCCACCTAATGTATAAAAAGATGGAATATTTATACATAAAAAAGCCCCCGATTAAGGAGGCTCTTACGCTATGGAGTAGTGGTTAGGTCAGCAAATATACTAAAAAATGTGAGTTAAGCGTGCCACCTGACCAAATTCTTTGTGGTGGATAAAGCCTTCGACTGCTTTAGGAACTCCCGTGTACCCGTTTCTACTATGCCAAGAGTCCGTGCCTGAAGGACTTCTCAACGATTCAACA